TAAGGGTAATAAGATTTAAAATATATACATTTAAAGATTTAAAAAGAATAGAAACAGTGATACAACTACTAACACAACTCCACAAATGCGTTACACAGGTGAGGTCGCTCCAAAGTTGCGACCAAAGGAGGCAGATGAGCAGCTGTCCGGTATGATGAGACTGGCGAGGATGCGAAGTCCAGTTGAAGTGAGGCGCCCGCTCTTCAAATCGTGTGAAGATTTGAGACGCATGCCCAGTGGGAAGGCGACTAACAGAGAGTGGATGGTGTACATGGCTACTAAGCGCGACAAGTTCCGCGGGGCCAGGCAAAGTCCAATCCAACATAAGATGGCACTGAGACAGGCTGCAAAGGATGCCGGACCTGAGTTTTTTGGGCAGACCAAGTGGACACCTGAGCAGATCAAGAACTCAATGGTTAGATATCAGTTAATGGCAGAAGCTAGACATAATCTATTTGCTGTGATTATGCCCGCAGGGTGCGGGAAAACGTCATTGTGTAAGAAGTATGGTTTTGTAGATGTAGATGAATTGGTTTCGGAAGAAGAGCATGGCTCATATGTTAGCGTGCGAGCTGATATCATTGCAGGGAATGGGGCATGGAAACAACACAATCAGGTTTGGTTCAACAGGCTGAACCAGACTCTTGATCTCTTAGACTATTCGATGCCTGTAATTATGTTTTGCCATACTGAGGAGACAGCTCGTGAAGTAGGCGCAAGGCCGATTGCGTACTTGAAATTGACAAAGTTTGCACACGAGTTAAACATTAAGGGACGGACAGAAGAGGCTAGACGCTTCTCGAGGCGTAGTTTAAGTAGTAGCTTCTGCACCAGTGAAGTACCAAACCAGCGCGAGTTCGGGAGTAATACGGATCTCGAGGCTTTCTTCTTATCAGTGTTGAATGTATCTAGCTTTCCAGTTGCTGCACCGTACCAATACACTGATAGCATACCAAATGAATGCTACAGTACAGATGTACCGGGCTGGATTCTGAGAGGTGAACGAGTTGGTGAGAGCGGGCTAAATATTAATGAGTTGCGCGAGTTGTACGAGGAGGGGAGGATACCGAAAGAGTGTGTTGATTATTATGTGAGGCACAGTTACGTACCAACACAATTTGATTTCGGTATCACCATGTTCGAATGGTCCCAGGCACTGGGGCAGTTACCGCCATGCTATAATCCAAGACAAGATTTCAACGTGACGGATGACATGTACAAGGTGTTCCCTCCCCACTCGCCGAAGGAGATAAGCCGATCGAACTTGAATATAAGGCAATTGATCAACACATTTGATGTTTTCAAGTATAGTGATGCATATGAGATCGGCTGTAGACATGTGGGTGAAAAGCATACGTTCGTGACTAGTTTACTGGCGTGTTGGAAATCAATTTTAGAACAAACAAATGTGGGTGAAATCGTGTTTCCATGGTTCCAAGTTAACTATGCGAATTGGGCCAATAAGATGAAGACAATCCATTCGTTAATACGATGTAGCCGGTTTTTAATGAACACGGAGATAACGGAATCGGAACGGCAAGCCATTATGTACATGGATTTGTTGGTTGGGCGAGGAGAGTATGTAATCGACGAGGACGAAGAGATCAGACAGAGACTGGATACGACATATGATACTAAACATCTGTCGTACGATCCGGATTCAAAGCGTTTTACTAATGATCAGTACAAGCGGGACTTCCTTATTGCGGTTGACGAGGCGTATGCCCGATTCAGGATTGAACCGAAACCAGTTAACTTTGACAGCTTCAAATCATTTTACGAGAAGAGAGCCAGTTGGGTTACTAAGGGGGGTTTGGTTTACAACAAGTTGCCCAGTGCCATGAAGAAGTATCATGCTACGGTCCTGGACAGCGTGTATAATACCGTTCAAGAAATAGAAAGCAGGCATAATAAAAAGTCGCTATTTGAAGTCTACGAGTTAGCTGACATACTGAGCGGGGCCACGCCCGAGACGTTTAACATTACGAAGACGATGATCAAATACG